CTTTACACCACGTTTCAAGTCAGTCTTATCACAAAAACGCACAGGAAAGGCGCAGGCGTGTGCGGTACGGTAACGCATCGTGCCGGACAGCTGAATTTCTGCCCTGAGTGCGGTCGCATCTTAAAGAAAAAGCGAGAACCGAGGGACAAGCCGTGAACTTTAACTACGACATCAAATTCACCGACAACACCCCGCAGCTGCATGAAGCTCTGGATTCATGGGCGGAGCGGGTGCTGGCCCTCTGGGGCATGAAGGTGCAGGACTACGCCCAGCTGCTTGTGCCCACAGGCACGGCAGACAGCACAGGCATTGAGGGCTACGTTGGCGGCGCGCTCAAGCAAAGCCTGACCTACGCCCTCGACCTCGCAAAAAAGACCGTGACTATCGGGTCCAACTTATTGTATTCAATTTGGGTTGAGCTTGGCACGGGCATCTTTGCCGAGAAGGGCAACGGACGCAAAACGCCGTGGGTCTGGAAGGACTTCAACGGCAAGTGGCACTTTACCCGGGGCATGGCACCCCGTCCGTTCCTCCGCCCGGCGGTGGAAGAACACATTGACGAGCTGCGAGAGATCGCAGTGGAAGAAGGAAACGTGGAGGTATAAGCATGAGCAGAATTGAAGAACTGACAGAAGAGCGAGAAAAGCTGCGTCTTGAACAGCTCAAGCATCAAAAAGGCATTGAGGAATGCGAGCGGCGGCAGCTTGAGATTTCCAATCAAATTCGAGAGCTGAAGGTCGAAAACGATAGGGATGCAAATAAACGGCTTTGCTTTGAAATCGACGAAGCAAGAATCAAACTCCAAAAAATTTGCGATAAAGTTCTGGGCGAGGGCACCGCACTGGTTGGTGTGTCCCTTACTATGAAAACGAGCAATGTTGGATTTCAGAGATACGACTTCGACTAAAAACTAAACACTCAGCGGTTGGCGCACAGCGTCAGCCGCTTTTTTATGCCGTTTTCACTCAATGGAAGAGCTGCTGATTTGTAACCAGAGGACGCGGGTTCGATTCCTGCAAGCGGCACCACGCCCTTTCCTCCGCCCGGCTGTGGAGGATCACATTGATGAGCTGCGGCAAATCGCCGTGGAGAAAGTAGAGAAGGGAGAATAACATGACAGAAAAAGAGAGACTTGAAGATTTGCTCACAATGCATTGTTTTCTCAAAGAAAGAGGGCTCTCTATTGCAGAACAGGCAGAAAAAGATATTGAGGAAACCAAAAAGAAGCTCTTAACAATCGAGAGCTGCGGAGAAAAAGAAGTGCTGAGGAAAAAGTTTTTAGAGGAAGGAAAAGAAGCCACTAAAAACTTGCAAGCCCTTTGCGATTTGGTTTATGGCGAGGGTAGAGCAAAGGTTGAGATAACGGTATCGGTTGACGCGGATAAGCCGATATTCAGCAAAGAAGAGGTAACTGTTATCAAAGAAGGCTTGGATTTTTGCAAAGGAGAATAAACATGAAAAAGATTTTTGCAGTAATTACACTTTTGGTCGTGTTGTGTCTGTGCGGCTGCTCTGAGGCTGACAAGGCGAACGCCAACATCTCCAAGCAGGCCGATTACTTTGAGAGTGAACGCAAGATCACCGTCTACAACGCCCGCACGGATAAGGTCATCATGGAAGCCGAGGGCTATATGTCCATCTCCAACAACTCAAACAATGAACTGGTCTGCACGGTGAAAGTCGGCCCGGATTCCTACCGCAAGAACTACATCTATCTGAACGACTACACCATGTATGTGGTGGAGGACATCACCGGCACCCATACCGACCCCTACCACTACAAGCTCTATTTCCACACTGACATCCTGCCCAGTGTGGAGGTGAAGCCGTAAAAGTCATTCACGGAAATCCCCCATTTTAACCACTATGTGCCCCGAAAAAGGCTTTATAGTGGTTTTTTTATGCCGTTTTAGCTCAGTCTGGCAGAGCACCGGACTTTTAATCCGGGGGCCGTGGGTTCAAGCCCCACAGGCGGCACCACACCGGCAGCACGTCCGGCAAATAAACCTTATTGCCAAGCATGGCAGCCCGAGCAAGGGCAGAAAGGACTATCACATGGCACTTGAGAGAAAAGACCTCCGCGCGATTCTGGAGGATGAGACCGTGGACGTCAGCGGCAAGATGAAGAAGATTCTGGACATGCTGCACACCGAAACGGACGCTCTTCAGAATCAGCTGGATGACGCCAAGGCCGCGACCGCCAAGGCCGAGAAGGAGCGGGACGCCGCTGCCAACGGCAAGACCATTGCGGAAAAGGCTCTGACCGACTACAAGGCCCAGCAGACCCAGAAGGACACCCACGCAGCCAAGGAAGCCAAGTTCCGGGAGCTGCTGAAGACCGCCGGGGTGCTGGACAAGTACGCAGACCGGGTCGTGCGGCTGTCCGGCGAGGACATCGACAAGCTGGAGCTGGACGAAAAGGGCGAGGTCAAGGACGCCAAGAAGCACGCTGACAGCCTGAAAGTTGATTGGAGCGACTTCGTGGGTACTACGACCACCACCGGCGCGAAGGTGGACACCCCGCCCACAAACACCGGCTCCAAAATGACCAAAGACCAAATTTTTGCAATCAAGGACGCTGGCGAACGCCAGGCCGCGATTGCTGCAAATGCCGACCTGTTTACAGGCGGCGGAAAGGACTAATACATGGCAGCAAAAGAAAATATCACCATGACCACCGATATCACCGTAGCCGCGCGTGAAATCGACTTTGTGACCCGTTTCCAGCGCAACTGGGACCATCTGCGCACCATTCTGGGCATCATGCGCCCTATCCGGATGCAGCCTGGCACCGTGCTCAAGAGCAAGTATGCACAGGGCACCCTGCAGAGCGGCACCGTGGGCGAGGGCGAAGAAATCCCGTTCAGCAAGTACACCGTCAAGGAGAAGGAGTACGGCAAGATCACCATCGACAAGTACGGCAAGTCTGTCACCCTTGAGGCGATCCAGAATTACGGCTACGATGTCGCCGTGCAGAAGACCGATGATGAGTTCCTGTACGACCTGACCGCTCTGGTAACGGATAAGTTCTACAAGTTCCTGAACACCGGCACCCTGAAGGGCACTCCCAAGACCTTCCAGATGGCGCTGGCACATGCCAAGGGCGCGGTCGAGAACAAGTTCAAGACCATGCATCGCACCGTGACCGGCGTTGTTGGCTTTGTCAACGTGATGGACGTGTACGACTATCTGGGCAATGCCAATATCACCGTGCAGAACCAGTTCGGCTTTCAGTATATCAAGGACTTCATGGGCTACAACACCATCTTCCTGCTGTCCGACAGTGAGATTGCGAAGGGAAAGGTTATTGCCACCCCGGTAGACAACATCGTCATGTACTATGTGGATCCTGCGGATAGCGAGTTTGCCCGCGCAGGTCTGGTCTACCGGACCGCAGGCGAGGCAAGCAACCTCATCGGCTTCCACACTCAGGCAAACTACAGCACCGCAACCTCCGAGAGCTACGCCATTATGGGCGTGACCCTGTTTGCTGAGTATCTGGACGGTATCGCTGTCGAGACCATTACCCCGGGCGAGTGATCGCCCCTTTGTAAGGAGGACACCCCATGACTGTACCGGAGCTGTGCGTCTACACGCACAATTTTTTTGACCGGGCGGACGACCCCGTTGCCGGGGAGTTCGCCTTTGAGCCGGACACCGTGCCCGCCGGGGTAGTGCCGGGGCAGTATTTCCTCGTGTGCGGATCCATCTTCAATGACGGCATTCACAAGGCCGGGGACGGCGATCTGACCGCCGAGACCTTCACCGGGACGGTGCAGCCCATGCGCGTGCCGCCTGACTTTGTGGCGCTGGCTGAAAAAATCGACGCATACGACAAGGCGCTCCCGGCCGGTGGCGTGTATGTGTCCCAGTCCTTTGCCGGGTGGTCCGGCACGATGGCTACAGGCACGGACGGGCTGCCTGCAGACGGCAAGACCCGCTATAAATCCGAGATCAATCAGTGGAGGAAGATGTGACATGGTCAATTCGTTCACTGCATCCACCGTGATGCAGAGCTTTACCCAAAAATACCGTTTTCAGACCCGCAGCTATGAGCCGGACGGCGTGGGCGGCTTTGTTTCCGGTTGGCAGGACGGCCCGGAGTTTGAGGCCGTGGAGCGCCACGACACCACCGTGGAAGCTCAGGTGGCAGAGCAGGCCGACACGGCATCCACCTATACCCTGCTGGTCAACACCGGCGTTCCGCTGGCCTTCCCGGACTACATCAAGCGGGTGAGCGACGGGCAGACCTTCCAGATCACCAGCGCAGCAGACGAAGCCAAGGCCCCGCCGGAATCCGGCATGGGACTGCGAGCCGTCAAGTGCAAAAAGGCGGTGCTGCCGTAATGGGGCCGTCTGAGAGCATCAACCGGGCGCTGAACACGTTTTTTAACGGCTTTGGCATCCCGGGTTATCTGGAAGATAGCATCCCTCCTGCCGCTTCACTGCCCTATCTGACCTACAAGCCCACTATCCCCGGCGGGTGGAACGAAACGACATCCTTCCACGCCCGGCTGTGGTACCCCAGTAAGGGCGGCAGAGCCCCCATCCTGCAAACCGAGGATACGATCAGCGCGGCCCTCGAGGACAGCACAACGCTTTCCTGTGAGGGCGGCGCTATTCTTTTGCAAAAAGGCACCCCATGGGCACAGCCCCTCGACAACCCTCCCGAGGGCTATTTGTGCGAATACCTCAATTTTGAACTCACACGGTTTATACCGTGAGTAAAGGAGCAATATGGCAAGAAAATTTTCCAAAATTTCGCAGAAAGCGTTCGAATCCATGCAGTTCAACGCAGGCATCGTGGTCAACAAGTTTGATGTAACCGGCGAAACCGAAGTTCAGGACGCAGACATTATCACTGCCACGACCGGCGGCATCACCGCGACCTGCAAGGCAAACTTCACCGATCTGGGCGCGGATGTGGACAACGCCCAGAAGAACACCGCAGAGCTGATGCAGATCGAGGACTACGACTGCACGTTGGCCTTTACGGCCCTGAATGCAACCACTGACGTCATCAAGCTGGCGTTGGGCGCTGCGGATGTGAGTGACAAGAAGGTCACGCCCCGCATGACTCTCGACCCCACCGCCAGCACCGGTGACTTTAAGGACATCTGGTGGGTTGGAGACACGCTGGATGGCGGTATGGTTGCTGTCCGTCTGATGAACGCACTCTCCACCGGCGGTTTGACCCTGAAGACGACCGACAAGGGCAAGGGCAACATCTCCGTCACCCTGACCGGCTGCCCCCGTCTGGGCAGTGATACCGTGCCTATGGAGTGGTACTACAGCCCCAAGGCCGCAGCATAAGGAGGACACCGCATGAAATTTTTGACAGAGCTGTCCGATGAAGATTTTCTGCGCCACTGTTGGCAGATTGCCGATGTGGCAGAGGAGGTCTTGGAAAAATCCAAGATCATGGAGCTGCGCAAGGTTCTGCCGGTCCTGACCGGCGAGGAAACGCCGGAGGAGCTGGAACAGAAGAAGAAGGAGCAGGCAAAAAAGAACATTCAGGCTATGGCAAAAAGCTTGCTGTTCGACAATGCCGCTGCTACCGCAAAGCTGCTTCCGCTACTCTATGAGCCGGACGTGGATGAAAACGGGGTGGTTGAAAACATCGGCCCGTTCAAGAAGATGCGCGCGGTGAAAGAACTGCTGAACAACGATGATGTGCTGGATTTTTTGCTCTGGTGTCTGCCGTTGGTGCTGGCGGGTACAGACGCCTGATTTCTTCCATTAGCCCGGACGCGCTGCGGCTGTTTGGCAGGCCGTACATTTTGCAGCACTGCCTGAACGCTTTGCGGCAAGAGCGCATCACGCTCAGCTATCGGGCGTACATGACGGACGCTCTGGCGCACCTTATAGGCGCGGAAGAGCGGTGGTACGACATGGTGGCCGGGCTTGTGGAAAACCGCCCACAGCCGCCCCAGCCGTCCGCTGATGAAGTGATAGCACGCATTAAAAATGGCTTGAACGGGGGTGATTGAACCTGAAACTTTTTGAATTGAGCGCCACCCTCGGGCTGGACGACAGCGCCTACCGGCAGGGCATCCAGAATGTGCAATCTGAGACAAAAAAGACCGTTTCTTCGCTGTCAGGAGAGTACAGCAAGGCCGCAAAGGCCGTAGTGGAGCTGACCAGACGTTACAACGAATCGGTGGGCAAGACCGGCAAAGCATCCTCTGAGACCAAAAACCTTAAGACCATGTTGGCGCAGGCAGAAGCACAGCTCAGGGCAACCACGACCGCGCTGAAAGCTGCAAACAACGGCATGGATGGCTTTGCCAACTCCACGGATAAGGCATCCGGTAAGTCTCTGGCCAGCGCCATTACACAGGGCACGGTCATGGCGAACGTTTTCTCGAAGCTCGGCTCCGCTGCACTCAGTGCCGCAGAGGGGTTCATCTCTTCCGGCATCGAGTATAACGCCCAGATCGAGAAATACACCACCGGCTTTACCAATATGCTGGGCAGCGCGGAAGCCGCCCAGCAGGTCATGAGCCAAATCCAGGAAGACGCTGCAAAAACCCCCTTTGACGTGGAGAGCCTGACACAGGCCAACCAGTACCTGATCTCTGCGGGCGAGAACGCTTCCTATGCCCGCAATACCATCATGGCGCTGGGCGACGCGGTCTCTGCGACCGGCGGCGGCAACGACGAGCTGAACCGGATGTCCCAGAACCTGCAGCAGATCGCCAACACCGGCAAGGCTACAGCAGCCGATATCAAGCAGTTTGCTTATGCCGGCATCGACGTGTACGGCATTTTGGCCGACTACACAGGCAAGTCCACCACCGAAGTGCAGAAAATGACAATCAGTTATGATCTGCTGACGCAGGCTTTGCAGGCCGCTTCCGAAGAGGGCGGGCGTTACTACAACAGCATGGACACCCAGAGCCAGACCATGAATGGCCGCATGTCTACCCTGCAGGACAATGTGAAGCAGCTGGCAGGATTGCTGACCGGCGATTTATCCAGCGGCTTCGGCGTTGTAATCGGCAATCTGAACGATATGCTCGTCGCAGCACAGGAAGCTTACAAAACGGACGGCTGGATTGGTCTCGCAGGCGCGATCACCGGCCTGACAGAGCCTATCAACACGGCAAAAAACGCTCTCAAGGACTTCGCAAGCAAAGCCACCACATGGCTGGATCAGCTGAGCTATAAACTCAACCGTTTTCTCGGAAAAGCCGCCACAGCAGACTTCGATACCTACGAAGAGTACGCGGATGCAAATAACCGGAAGAGTAACCGTAACAGGATGCGGGAAAATGCATTAAATGGCATTGGCATCAGCAACAAGAGCTGGTCGGAGCGTCAGGCGGAGCTGGCGGCAGCCAGCGGCAACGGCGGCAGCTCCATTACAACCAGCCCGTCCGGTTCTTCCACAGGCAAAAAATCCAGATCCTCCGGCTCCAAGTCCACTACCGAAACGGTCATTTCGTCCATCTCCAGCACGGCTACCACCACCGCACAGAATGCGCTGGGCACTGTGACCACCAGCATCCAGACCCTTACCGAGAAGGTCAAGGACAGCTCCGGCAAAATCAAAGACCGCATCACCGAGACCACCACCACGACCGGCAAGGAGATGGTGAACGGTGTTGCCACGACCTTTAAGCAGGTCGAGACCAAAGTCAACGGCACGGTCACAAAGGTCACAAAGACTTATGACGACATGTCAAAAACGCTGCTGGGAACCTTTACCAACGTCTCGGAAACCACCTTTGACGGCATCACCACAAAGGTGCAGCAGGCGGTGGAAAAGTACGCGGACGGCAGCGAGCATATCAAAAAGACCGTCACAGAGACCGGACAGCGCGTCGGCGAGAACGGCGCGGAGACCTACGAGAAGATCATCACCTACATCGACGGAATCGAAGATAAGGTGAACGAGACCTCTACTCTTATCGACAAGAGCGTAAAAGGTACCCAAAACCGCATTGACCAGCAGCTGAGCGAGGCTTCCGGCCAGCTGGATAAGGGCATTTTCGGGCTGGTAAAAAGCGTCTTTAGTGATGCCAAAAACGGCGACTGGGCAAGTCTTGGGCTGGATTTTGTCAATCTGATCTGGGGCGAAGTGTCGCAGGGGCAGCGTGACGTGATCTCTAAGTGGCTTGCGGACGCGGCGGCCGCGGTCAATGAGGGCTACTTCAGCGGCGGCATCGGAAAGGCATTTGATATCTTCCAGAAGCTTTTTTCTGACGGCGGGGTAAAATCCGATATCGACGGTGTGACCAATTCGGTCAAGGCTTTTGGCGAGATTATCGACGGTCTTGCAAAGTCCGGCGGCGTGGGCGGCGCTCTGGGCAGCATCGTGCAGAGCTTTTCCGGCATGGCTGGTGGCATCACGTCTGCGCTGGGCACTATCGTATCTTTCGTTGCAGCAAATCCTATTCTTGCCCTGATCCTGGGCGTGGGCGCTGTCGCTGGCGGCATTGGCCTTGCCCTGTGGATGAACAAGAAGAATAATCAGAAGCCTGTCAGCCACTACCAGAGCCCCTTTGACAAGACCGGCGTGTATGACAGTCTGGGAACCTTCTCCACCCGCGCGGCCCTGCAGTATCGCGTCACCGGCCAACAGTCTATCGTTGACCGGCAGACCAGCATTCTGGAACGCATTGAGGGGATGCTGGACGAGCATCTGCCTGACATCGGCAAGGGTCAGGTGGTCATGGATTCCGGTGAGTTGGTTGGCGTGCTGTCGCCCCGCATGGCGACCAACGTCGATGCACGCATCGGCGTGACGGTGACACGGAAAGCGAGGGGTGTGTAATGGCAAAGCTTCTAGGGGCAAAAATCGGCAATTTTCACACCCTGACAGATTGGGGGCTGTACCTCAAGGTAGGAAGCCCTAAAATCGGCGCGGCAGAACCAGAAGAATACCTTGTGCAGGTCACCGGCGCTGATTCGCTGCTGAACCTGACCACATGGGACGACGGCAAGGTGCACTATAAAAAGCGCACCATCACCATGGAGCTGCTCTGCAACGCGCCAAAAAGCAAGTGGCCTTACATTGGAAGCACCATTGCCAATGCCATTCATGGCAAATGGCTACAGTGCCGCTTTGATGAAGACCCGGCGTGGTACTGGGAAGGGCTTTGGAAAGTCACACCCTCCCGCGACCGGCTTTCCAGCACCTTTACCATCACCGGCACCTGCAATCCCTTCAAGCGCAGCGTCTACGACGGCACCAACGACTGGCTGTGGGACGATTTCAACTTTGAGTATGATATTGTGCGCAACTACACGGATATCCCGCTCAAGGCAAACGAGGACGTTCAAGTGTCCATAACCGGTGCGCCCCGTGCGGCCGGTATCTACTTCAAGCGCAGCGAGGATGCGGCCGACATCGCGGTGTCCCTCAATGGCTTTGAGGTGGGCATTCTGGCCAAGTCCACCGACTGGCAGTATATCGAGGGGCTTACTATGCCGGATGGCGTGGTGGGCACCCTCGTTTTCTCTGCGTCTGCGGACTGCAGCATCAGTATTAAATATCTGGGGGCAAGCCTATGAGCTACAAGATCTATGCCGGTACACAGTCCGGTGTTGACACGTGGGTGACCAAAGCCTGCATCTACGACCCCGGGGACATCACTGACACCAAAAAGCTCATCAACCCCACACTGACCCGCGAGGTGGGCAAGGCTGGTTCTCTGGAATTTACTCTGCCGCTGGGAAACGTCGCACACTCCGCGCTCCAAAAGCTCATTACGGTGGTGGAGGTGCAGCAGGACGGTAAGCAGATCTGGCAGGGCCGCGTTATGGATCACGATCAGGATTTTCTGGTACGCCAGAAAATCTACTGTGAGGGCGAAATGGCCTACCTCAACGACAGCGGTGCCGCACCTTACAGTGCCAGAAACGTGAGCATTTCCCAGTTCCTGGAGTGGATCTGCGATAACCACAACGCGCAGGTTGACGCTTACAAGGCGTTTACTCCCGGAAAAGTCGAGATGGACATCCCCATGATCGTGCCATATGTAGACGGCATCAAAGTCGTGCAAGTGGGTTACAGTTACGATTCTAATGATGGAGATTACATTTACCATTGGGGAATTGTAGACCCCGTGGATGGAAAGACGAATATTTTCTATGAGGAAACAGAGATCAACAAAGCTTCCTGTCTAAGCTGGAAAATCGGTGAAGAGCACATTGCGAACGGTCGCATTATTTCACGGATTGGAAGCAACAATTTCCGCGTGCGTCTGTTTGAAGCCTATGTAAAGGGCAAAACGTACGATGCAACGGTCGAAGTGCAAACAGCTGAAATCGTCTGCGGTACTTGCAACAAAAATTTTGGCACGTACTCCATTTATAACATTGAGCGGGCATCTGAATCCAAGACCTTTAAGATCACCGAGCAAAACGGGAAATACAGCCTTGCTATCAACGGCAAGACTGATTCTCGCTTTTTGTTTGATGTCAAGGAACCTACATACAGCTTTGGCGATGGAAAAAATTGCGGCAAAACGCTGGACATCCTGCAAAGTGAGCTCACAGACAAGTACGGCGGGTATTTTGTGATCCGCCACGGGTCGGTAAATCTCCCGTTTTGGGGGAAGCAGAATTACCGCTACCTGGACTACATGAAGAAGATCACGGACAAGAACCCCCAAACTGTTGCCTTTGGGGTCAATATGCTGGACTTGGCCAGCTATACCAAAGCCGAGGACATCTACACGCGGGTGATCGCGGTAGGTGCCAGAAAGAAAACATGGCTTTTTGTTTCGTGGGGAGAAACCATTACAGAAACCGCAAACGATCTGGCTGCGCAAAAGCTTTTTGGCATCATCACAAAAGTGATCTTTATTGAAGGCATCGAAAGCACGCCGCAGTCTTTGCTGGATGCGGCAGAGGAAGAACTTGCCAAAAATCTGCGCTATCTGAACGGCATGACCGTCAAAGCGGTCGATCTGAAAGACGCTGGTATTGATGTCAGCCGTATTGCAATTGGAAAGCAAACGCACATTTTCTCTGCGCCGCATGGTGTGGATACCTGGCTGCTGTGTTCCAAGCTTGTTGAGCCGTTGGATTCTCCGGATAAAAAGGAGTTCACCTTTGGCACCGAGTTTTCCAGTATCAGTGATCTGCAGGCGTTGAGCGCCCGTAAAGCAACCAGCGCATATGATTTAAGCCGATCTATCAAAGGTTACATTACGAGTTTGTAAGGGGGCGCTTTATGGATAAAACTTTTGATGAAGCCATTGCGGGAATCCGTAAGGCTGAGCGCGGCGTGGAAGTCCGTGAGGACATCGCACAGGGCATGGAGCACGTTGCAAAGATTTCTGAGGCGTGCGAAAAGCAGGCTGCGCTGGCAACGTCCAGCGCAGCCACCGCACAGTCTGCCGCAAGCACTTCGACCGCAAAAGCGGATGAAGCGACCCGGCAGGCAAAACAAGCTAAAGCTGACCGGGAAAAAGCGCAAGCCGCCGCTTCCACAGCGGCAAGTGACGTCGCGGCTCTTTTAAAGGGTTACACTGACAGCGCGCTTGCAAGCAAGGAAGCAGCCACAGCCAGTCAGACCGCCGCAAAAGCGTCTGCAAATGCTGCGCAGAAACACCAGACCGGAGCGGAGGCTGCACAGAAAAAAGCAGAAGATGCCGCCGATCGTGCCGCTGCCATCGTAAGCACCGATAAGACGCTAACGGTAGAAAATGCTCCGGCCGATGCAAAGGCCACCGGTGACGAGCTTGACAGCATTATGCTGATGCTCGTGACCGGCAACCTGACCTTTGGCCTGTACACCAGCACCGGCGACGTGCTGTGCGCATCGGACGGAAGCGCGCTGAACGCAAATAAGCATATCTAAGGAGGACAAATTATGGCAAATGTACCGATCACAAGCTTGCCACCGGCAAGCACGGTAAGCAAGACCAATCAGTTGGTTTTGCAGGGAGAAGAAACACAGCGTGCAACCTTGCAAAAAATCATGTCAGACCTTACGATACTTAATCCTGATATCCCTCAGGATACGTTGCTACGGATTATTGTTCCGGACGGTGCCGCAACCCACAACGCGGTCTACCGTGGCAAGGAACTGGGAGCAAGCGTCACGAGCGACCAGTGGGCGGCTATCAAGGCAGGCACATTCAAAGACCTGTATCTTGGCGATTACTGGTCTATCGGCGGTGTGGATTATCTGATTGCCGCTTTCAACTACTGGTTTTCCTGCGGTGACACCGCCTGCAACACGAACCATTTGCTTGTTGTGCCGCGGGACAACATGTACGCCGCAAAGATGAACGACACGAATATCACCACTGGTGGCTATGTGGGCAGTGATATGCACAAGAACGGCCTGACGAAGGCGAAGACTGCGATCGGCAGTGCGTTCGGCTCTGCCCACATCCTGAACCATCGGCAGCATCTGACGAACGCCGTCACAAACGGCGCGCCTACTGGCACGGACTGGTACGACAGCACGGTGGAGCTGATGAACGAAAACATGGTCTATGGCGGCAGACAGTTCAGTTCCATGCCGTCCGGCGCAACTGACCCGTGGGTCACCTGCCGGAACATCACCATCGACAAATCACAGCTGCCTTTGTTCTGCCTTGCACCGTGGCTGATCTGCACCAAAAGCTGGTACTGGCTGCGAGACGTCACCTCGGCAATCAGTTTTGCGGGTACCGCCAACGACGGCAGTACGATCCGCTGCAGTGCCGGCATGGAATATGGCGTTCGTCCCGTCGTCGGGCTGATCGGGTGATCGAACATCCTGCGGGCTTGTACCGCAGGATTGAAAGAAAGGAGTCTTATAGCCATGAAAACTTATACAGTCACCCTTGCAAATGGGAAATTGATTGAGGGCTTGACCCTGAACCCCGGAGCCAACACGTTCCACAGTGCAACCGAGATTACCACAGAAATGTTCAATGGCAAGCTGTCGGAAGTCCATATCACCGCCAGCGACGGCGACATGACCGGGTGCGCCTACCCTGACACCCTGCACAATGCAGAGCTGGTGCAAATCATGCAGCCTAATGACACCCCGGACGGGACGTGGCAGTTTATCTTGAGGGAAATCCCAGAAGACGAAGCTGCTAAAGCCAAGTCTGAAAAACGGCTCACCTCTCTTGAAGCTGCAAACGATGACCTTGTACTCATGATGGCCGATTTGATTGGAGGCTAAAATTATGAAGACGCTAAACAACCTGAAGCTCCGCATCATGGTGCGGGCATTCCGCATCCGACTGGCCGCAGGCGAGACCTTTGAGGACATCGCGGCAGATTACTCGGCCCTGACCACTGATGACCTGGAAGCCATCAAACAAGCCCTCGGGCAGTAAGGCGGCGCGGAATGAAAGCATTTTTTGAGTTTATCTCCAAACTTCTGGCGGCCCTCTCCCACGCTGCCGGAGACAAGGCAGAGGAGCCGGACACCCCCGCCCCTGAAAAAGTGTCCACTGTGGACACCGTGCCGGGCTGGCCGGGTGAGCCGCCCTACCGCTATCTCGACGTGAGCCGCTATCAGGGCAAAATCACCCTCGACGGCTGGCGCAAGGTCAAAGCGGCGGGCTACAAGGGCGTCATGCTCAAGACGGTATCCACCAACCGCAAGCTCTCCAAGCGGGCAGACGGCCTGTACATCGACCCGACCTTTGAGGACAATTACCGCAACGCCAAAGCGGCAGGGCTGGACGTGGGTGTCTACTACTATACCTACGCCACCAACGAAGCAATGGCCGATGCAGAGCTTTCCCTTGTGCGAGAAGCTGTGCGGGGCAAAGAGCTCACCATGCCCGTGTGCGTGGACGTGGAGGAAAACAAGCTCAAGCAAATGAGCACCCTCGACCTCACCAACCTCACCGCCTATGCGCTGGAACAGGTGGAAAAGATGGGCTTTTACGCCCAACTGTACACCTACACCGGTTACAAGTACGAGCTGGACATGGCTCGGCTGTCCTCTCGGTGGGACGTGTGGCTTGCCGACTACACCGGCAAGACCCCGAAGGTGGATTTTAACTACAACGCTCACCAGCACACCAGCAAGGGCGCTGTGCCGGGCATCAGTGGCAACGTTGACCTCAATGTGACCACCCTCAACTACCCCAGCATCATCCGCAAGAAGGGTCTGACCCGTCTCCGGGAGGGCAAATGACCGAAAAAGAAGCTTTGCTGTGGGTGCTTGGCATCCTTGGCAGCCTGTGCGCTGCGGCCATCACGATCGACAAGGTGCTGGACATCATCCATAAGTACATCAAAAAGGCACAGGCCCCCGACGATGCCCAGAACAAGCGGATGGATACGCTCGAAAAAAGACTTGGCGTGCTGGAACAGGGACAGCTTCAGCACGCACAGGCCCTTGCAAGAGACCTGCGCCGCTTTGACGGCCTCGATGAAGAAATGCGTCTCGTACTCGTTGGCGTACAAAATCTTTTGGATTCGCAGCTGTCCGGTAACAACCGCGAAGGTATGCAAAAAAGCAAATCCGATATCAACAACTACCTGCTGAAAGGAGTAACAAATCATGGAAGCAATGTTTAACTTTATCCCCGCACCCATCGCACTGGTACTGATGCTCATCGGCTTTGCCGCGCTGGCCGTTGGTGCCATCCGGCTGGGCTACAAGCAGTACGTCAAGCAGTGGGCACTGGAGCTCGTGACCATCGCCGAGGACAGCATCATGGGCAGCGGTCAGGGCGCAAAGAAAAAGGCTCAGGTTTTTGCAGCGCTGCGCGGCGCACTGCCGGACTGGCTGAAGCCTTTCATCACCGATGAAGTGCTGGACAGTGTGATTGAAAAGGCTGTCAGCATGATGAAAAAGGCGCTGGCAGACAAGAAGCCTACCATCAACAAGGAGTAATTTATGATCGAGCAAAGCGTATCTCTCGCATCCAATGGCGTCGTCAAAGTGCCGGGCTATGAGCAGCTGGTGCGCTTTGGCTACACCAAGAACCGGGGTGTGTACCGCCTGCACGTCGATGCAACCGGCGAGTGGGCAGGGCTGACCATTCGGGCGTTTTGGCACGTCCCGGACGGCAAAGACCCGCCCTCCTCGCTTGTGGTGGACGGCTATGTGGCCGTGCCCGCCAGCGTGACCGCACAGCCCGGGAGCGGGTGCGTCACCTTTGAGGGCAGCGACGGCACTAAGACCGTCACCAGCGCAGACCTGCGGTATCGTGTCAGTGCCAACTCCGGCACAGAGGACGGCACCATGCCGGAACCGGGCACCCCTGCATGGCAGCAGTTGGTGGATGCCGTGCACACCGATGCCACCGCCGCAGAGCAAGCCAAGACCGATGCACAGACCGCAGCACAGCAAGCCGCTGACAGTGCGGGCAACGCAGACCAGAGCGCTCAGGAAGCCGCCGACAGTCTGCAAGAGCTGAAGGACGGCATCGCAAGCGGCGATTTCAAAGGCGAGAAAGGTGACAAGGGCGACACTGGCCCCATTGGCCCGGTCGGCCCGCAGGGTGAGCAAGGCCCTCAAGGCCCCCACAGGTGCTACGGGCAACACTGGCCCACAGGGCGAAAAAGGTGATACCGGCCCGCAAGGCCCTAAAGGAGAGACCGGCCCTGCCGTAGCGCTGGATACCACCCTCACCCATGAGAGCGAGGCCGCTGACGCAAAAGCCGCAGGTGACGCGATCAGCGCAGTCAAGGCCCGGCAGAACATCCTTATCGGCACGGAGACAGGCAACCCGCTCAGCGTTGACGATGCTTTCTCTGCGCCCCTGTGCGGCCTGACCGTGTACGGTAAGAGCACGCAGGACGGAACACCAAGTCCGGACAACCCTGTGCCTATCGTGAGCGCTGGTGACGGCGGGACGATTGTATTGACCTTGAGCGATGGAAACGGTAAAACGCAAACTCTCACCCTGCCCACTCCCACTGGCCTACCCGGCATCCCTGTCACCTCTGGCGGCAACTACACTGACCCGCAGGGCCAGCAATGGGTGTGCGACGGAGTGGACTTGAAGAGAGGGGTGAAGGTGCAGAGAATCGGCAATGGGCGAGTTAACACAAGCGATGGTTCGGTAAATGAACGGTATCGACTGGCTTTAGATGTTCCGGGAAATGAAGGAAAAGATGGCGCTTATCCGTGCATTATAAGCATAACGCCTTACACACCGTGGACTTCCTGCGTTGCGGGCACTAAACTGTATCTTAAAAATATAGCAAAATCTGAAGGCAGTTTTTATACTGCAGAAGAGCTGAAAGCCTTAGCTATCGACGTTGATTTTGTGTATCAACTCACCACCCCCATCGAAACCCCGCTAACCCCTGCCGAAATTGGCGCCTACAAAGCCCTCACAGCTTACGGCCCTGACACGGTGGTGCAGGCTGGTGATGGTGCGGGGGTCAAGCTGGAGTATCAGAGGGATGTGAATATCGTCGTCAAAAATCTTGAGGACGCCATTGCATCCATGACTGCTACCTAAAGGAGGTACACATATGGCTATCAAAAGTAAAGCACGGCACGACCTGACCCTGCGCTCCATCAAGCGAGAGATCGCCGCCGGACGAGATGTGGCATTTTGGCTGGATAAGGCGTATACACACCTAGACAGCGGACTGCTGACAGATGATGACATCGCAGAGGTGGAAACTCTGGCGCAGGCGTACTACGACGCGCTGGACGCGGAAGACAAGGCGAACGCTGAGGAAATCACACAGTAAGGAGGCATAACGCATGAACGCAGTAAATATCGAAGATTTGCTCGATCTGATTGAATCCATGAAACGCATATCTGCGGATGAAATTATCGCCGCATCAAAAGAGAACAACGAACTGGAGCGCATCGCACACATCGCAACGGAAGCAACTTATAAGGCTGTTATCGAAAAGTTGGAAAACCTCCGCGTGTATGCAGTAACCGTTTTGGATAGCAAGGAGTAACACCATGAGTAGCACTACATACGAGCATTTTGTTGACACCAACAAAATGTACGCCACACACGGACGTTTTCTTGGCCTTACGAAAACATACCATCTCGGCAATGTCAACAAACTGGTGACGTTTTGTCACCGGTTTGCCGCGCTTGGCACTATGGTGCGCAACGCCGGACAGCTGCCGCAGCCCTTCTGGCTCGGTGTTGCCTGTGGCGGCGGCTCGTGTAGTGCTGCCCGCTGCGCTGCAAGGACTTGACCGGAATCAGTTGATTGCCGCCATCAAAACCGCACCGCTTGGGAGGGTTGACCGTAAGATAGCCTTACTGCGGTACGTTGAGCGGCTCCCGCTGCCGGACATTGCAGCACAGACGCATTACAGCCGGACAGCGATAGGCTACCGGCTGAAAGGCATTGATAAAATGCTGGATGTGTGATATAATAATTACGTCTAGGGATTAGCCGGAGCTTTCGCACTGGCGATTCAAAAGTGGCAGGCTTTCGGGTCTGCCACTTTTCTTTTTGCACGAATTGTGGTATAATATTTACAGACAATTCGCCTAATGAATTGCTGGTGTGGTCTGGCCTAAAGATTTCTGTCAGCACAAGCGCACAGCTTACGAGATTTAGTCTCCTGCACGCCTACTCACAGCGCGTACTATGCGGGAGACGCCTTTAGACTTGAAAGGCTACGGCCTTTGTAGAGAGCGGCATTGCCTGTGGGCGGTTCCGCTCTTGATTTTACAAAAAAAATCCCCTGCTTTGCCGAAGCCCTGCGTGTCACGCGGGGTACTTTGTAGGCAAAGTGGGGGATTTTTTTTGTTTTACAGCAACTTATAGTGCTCGGCCAACAGGAATCTGACATACGCCGGGCACGCACGCTTTTCACCGCACCAGTCCTGCACAGTGCGCCGCGGGACGCCCGCCTGCTTTGCAAAAGCGGTCTGCGACAAGCCGGAAGCGTCAACGATTTCTTTCATGGTCATGTGCGCAACATCCCAGATCTGGGCAAGGCGCCGTTTTTCAGCGTCCAGATCTATGCACCCGGCGGCATCTTCCGGGATGCTGAGGGTGACGTTATTTAAGAACACCTCTTTTACCGCCTTTGGATCGTTTGCCATTGAAAAAAGTTCAGCTGTGTACATAATCGGCCTCCTATGGATTTTTGATATGTGTTGTTGTATAGTATAGATACCTCCGTGTGAGGTGTCTTTCACTAAAGTCCCCTAGTCGGTGTTCGCGCGCCGTCTGGGGGACTTTTTTGTTTACTGCATGCTTTCCAAGAAAGCTTCGTATTGCGGATAAATTTCCTCCATGATGATCTGGCGCTCGATCTGCTCGATCTCCGGGTCGCCATTGTACAGGGCATCCGCCTGCTGCTGCGTCAGCTGCATTTCCGCGGTCAGCATATAATCGGATGCACTCAGATCTTCAGTCTTGACATCCCCATCGTGCACGTTGATGTGGGCGTAGATGTCAAGCACGACGGCTTGCTCATCGTCCGGGATCTCTTCTTCGGACCATTCTCGATCGTACTTCCGCAGGGACTGGGTGCGAAGCTCATCGACCTCAAGCTCGGTACCGGTGGCCATAACCTTGGTTGCGAACTCGTCAGCAGTGAGTTTTTTCATAATTGTTACCTCCATTGTGTGGTGTCTTTCACTGTCTTTATTATACACGCATTGCGTGTAATTGTCAAGACTTTTTTGAAAATTTTATACGCGTTGCGTGCAAATGCTTGAGCGCTCATACGGCCCTGTGCTGTGTGGGCGCTTTTCTTTTTTTGTCCTTCGTTTGACGTTCGTTTAACGCACAGATTTTTCAGAAAAGGTACTATGGGTGCAAAGGGAGGGGGTGCCATGTGGCACAGGTTTAACCCAAACCCGCGCGGGAGCAGCGTCGGGGACTGCGTAGTGCGGGCGGTAGCTGCGGCCACCGGTCAGAGCTGGGAGCAGGCGTATATTGCGCTGGCGCTCACCGGCTACGCCCTCGGCGATATGCCCAGTGCCAACCGCACATGGGGCGCGTACCTCCAAAAACAGGGTTACAAGCGCCGCATGGTGGAAGCAGACTGCACAACCTGTTACACCGTGGCAGATTTTGCCCGGGAGTACCCGCGCGGCGTGTATGTGTTGGGCTGCTCCGGCCACGTCCTGACCGTGATCGACGGTGCGTGGTGGGACAGCTGGGACAGCGGCGCAGAATGCCCGATTTACTACTGGTATAAGGAGGAGTAAACGATGCCTTACAATCCGTATGCGTATCAGATGCCGACATACTACGGCCAGCCAATGCCGGACAACCTCGCTCAACTCAGGCAGGGAGTGGGCTATCAGTCTCCCATGATGCAGCAGCCGACAGCACAGACAGCACAGGCTACGCCCTCCATCATCTGGGTGCAGGGAGAAGAGGGCGCAAAAGCCTATATGGTCGCCGCAGGCAACAGCGTACTGCTGATGGACAGCGAAAACAGCGCTTTTTACATCAAGAGCACCGACACCAGCGGGATGCCGCTACCTCTCCGCGTCTTTGACTACAAGGAACGCACCACGGCGACAAAAATGCCCCCTCAGACGGCGCAGCAGCCCGGCGGGGAGTTTGTCACCCGAGCAGAGTTTGACGCTCTGGCAGCCCGCTGTGCGGCGCTCGAGAAGCAAGAGCCTGCAAAACCTGAAACGGAGGTCAAATAAGTATGGCAAACCCTCTTTTTAACGCACTGGGCGGCGGTATGCCCGCCATGCCAAACCCTATGGGTCAGTTCGGGCAGATGATGCAGCAGTTCCAGCAGTTCCGTGCAAACTTTCAAGGCGACCCGAAAGCAGAGGTGCAAAAGCTGCTGCAATCCGGCAAAATGTCACAAAACCAGCTGAACCAGCTGCAGGCGATGGCGCAGCAGTTTCAGCAGTTCCTCCATTAAGCCGTAACCGTGGCCACGGTTCAAGCATAAAAATCATTCAAAACACACGAAAGGAGTACAAAAATGTCTCTTTCTTCCGATTCTGCGGTTCTGACCATGCCTGTTCAGCCCGCAAACACCAACGGCGGCAACGGCTTTGGCTTTGGCAATGATGGCGCATGGTGGATCATCATCCTGTTCCTGTTCGCCTTCTGCGGCGGCTGGGGCGGCAACTGGGGCGGCAATGGCAACACCGGTGCCGGTGTCGTTGACGGCTACGTCCTGACCTCCGATTTTGCCAACATCGAGCGCAAGATGGATGGTATCAACAACGGCATGTGTGATGGCTTCTACCAGCAGGCTCAGCTTGTCAACGGCGTGCAGCAGACCGTGAACAACGGCTTTATGTCCGCAGAGATCAGCCGCGCAAACCAGCAGGCGGCGTTCATGCAGCAGCTGTTTGCCATGCAGATGCAGCAGCAGGAGTGCTGCTGCGAGAACCGCTCTGCCATTCAGGGCGTCAACTACAATTTGGCCACCCAGTCCTGCGAGACCCGGAACACGGTGCAGAACACCACCCGGGACATCATCGACAACCAGAACCAGAACGCCCGCGCCATCCTTGACGCCCTGACCGCACAGCGCATCGAGGCAAAGGACGCAAAGATCGCTGAGCAGGGTCAGCAGCTGTTCGCAGCACAGCTTGCGGCATCTCAGGCAGCCCAGAACGAAACACTCAAGGCCTACATGAGCGGTCAGCTGGCCTACTACAACCCCCGCCCTGTGCCCGCATTCCAGGTACCCGCACCCTACCAGTACGGTAACTGCGGCACCGGTTGCGGCTGCAACGGTTGCGCATAACCGAATCACGGCAACTTTTTCCAAAATGGGAAATGTTCAGCCCCTGAGCTGATTTTGCAAACCAGAGCGCCGGGGCAAAAGTCCCGGCGTTTTTCTATGAAAGGAGCATTTGAATGACCGTAGCAGAGCTGAAACAGCAGTTTGTAGATTATCTGTACAGCATGGATAAGAACAAAATGAGCATGATGGAATTGAACAACTATGTTTTCATTTTGAAAACCCTGCTTGATACGGAAAAAGCAGATCCATCCAATTCTTGGATGGATATCTTAAAAACCGTTTATGCAGTAAATGCGCCTGTTTGTGCAGAAAAGGAGGTTTTGGATAATGGCTGAATTTAGCAATTCTAACACCGTCAGCGTGGCAGCGGGTGAAAACCTTCCCCTGACCGAGACCGCAGTGAAAGCGCCTGCGTGCATTGTGCACCGTGAGGGCAGCGGCCTTGTGACCTTGCGCGGCCTGACCAGCGGGCAGTGCAGGGCCTGCTTCAAGGTAAGCTTTGGCGGCAATATCGCCATTTCAACCGGCGGCACTGTGGGACCTGTTTCCGTGGCGCTGGCTGTCGGCGGTGAGTCGCTGACCAGTGCGACTGCCATTGTTACCCCGGCGGCAGTCGAAAATTACTTCAACGTTTTCGTGGCTGCTTTCATCGAGGTGCCGCGTGGCTGTTGCGTGACCGTGTCGGTTAAAAACACCAGTACGCAGGCAGTCAGCATTGCAAACAGCAATCTGATCGTTGAGCGGGTAGCATAAGAAAGGAGATAAAGTCATGCTGGATAAACTGAATCACCTGAAGGATGAGATGTGCGAAGAGCTCATGGAGCTGACGGACAAAAAGAACCGCTCCCCGGGCGATGTTGAGATGATCGGCGAGATCGTGGACATCATTCTGGACATCCACCGCATTGAGGATTACTGCGAGGGCGGCGATTACAGCCGTGCGGGTGAGTGGGAAGCTGACATGCGCGGGACTTTTGGCCACGATGCCGGGAACGGTTACAACCGGGGCAACAGCTACGCCAACCGTGGCCGTCACTATGTGCGCGGGCACTACTCCCGCACGGATGGCCGTGAGCGCATGATCTCTGACATCGAGGACATGATGCAGGAAGCCACCGGCGCAGAGCGCGATGCCTACAAGCGGGCAGCTGACATCTTACGCAACGCATAAGAAAGGGGGCGGCAGGCATGGACATTGACGAGATCAACACCCATATTCACAAGCTGAAATGCGGTTCGACGGACTGGCAGAGCGTGGAAAAGCTTGCCGCCCTCTGCACTGTGCGGGACGAGCTGGAAGAAAAGCAGGCACCTGAAACGCAGACCCAGTCATTGCCGCCCACGGATTACCGGGCGGCGTACTCCACAGCAGCGGAACCGCAAAGCGACTTTGTGGCGGCTGCCAGCTCTGTTCCTTTCGGAGGTCTGATGCAGGTGCTTGACGAGCACATGAAGGCAATAAAGCTGGTTTACCCGAAAGAGTATGAGCTCGTAATGCGGAAGATAAGCGACTTGTAAAAAGACATAAAATGTGCTATTTTTACATGAGTTTCAACGTTAGGGCACGGGATGCATAATCTAACGGAAAGCCAACAAATTGATGATTATTCACGTTAAAACGCCAAATAAATTTGATTTGTAATCAGTGGGTTGCGGGTTCAACTCCTGTCACCAGCTCCA